GGCATGTTGGGCGATGACCAGAGAGTTACCGTCTCAGATGCCGCTGAGTTGCTTGGGGATAGCATCCCACGCACAGCCAGTTATTTGAAGAAATTGGTTTTAGCTGAGAAGATACACCGGGTGCGAGATTATGTGGAAATAAAGGACCAGACTAAGCCGCAATGGCGCTGGGTGTTCTGTAAGCAGCCTATTGAGGCATTCCATTCACCTTTTGAGGATGAGCGATGACCTACTGGGCAGCACTAATCCTGACCTACACCGTAAACAGTGGCGTGACCTCGTATGAGGCCACGTCAACTGTTTATTTCAAAGACATGCAATCCTGCTCAGTGGCCAGCGATGCGATCTATCCCGTCATCCATGCGCAGTCACGCGACAGCATGGCGCAATGTGAGCGCACTAATATGCCGTCAAACAGCATCCGGCCATTGGCTAGGGGCGAATAGTTAAAAGATACTGGGAGCGCACTTAGGTATATTTTAGAGAGCCAAGTAATACTGCGAGATTACTTAGCTAAGTTAGCTAAGCCAGCCGTGGATTTTATTTGTTTGCTCAATACGATCATCCAGCCCGTGATAGCCACCGTTGACGCGCTTGGTGATGCTCTTAATCGTACTCTCGTTGACACCTTTGTCGGCAATATCAAACAGCTTGTTCTTGTTGAAGAACCACAGCGCAGTTTCAAATGCGTAGGTGCTGGCAACTAAGTCTGGGTCATTCATAATTTCCGGCACGCCCATGTCAGACGCAAAACTTCTGTAATTTGATTTGCCGGTGAGTTGCAGAAAGCCCCTGCCACAGTAGAGCGAGCCTTCGCACGATGCCTGATTGCCGTTGCCCATGCGGTCAGCGTAAACCTTGTTGGCCAGACCCGACGGATTGCGCGCATATGGCTTAGCACTGTCAACGGTAGGGAAGCGCGATGGCCATACAGCCATGATCCGCTCAGGTGTTGAGTAGTGCAGCCCCTCACGGGTACGCTTGAACCCACCGCTCTCGTGGTGAGCCTGACCCATGAGATGCGCGCCACGTTCAGGCGACAGGTTGAAATGCTTGGCGATGGCTTTAGCGGTATTTGGCCCAAACGCACCATCAGCGCCAACGCCGATTTTGGCTTGCAGGTTTTTCATTGCTTCGCTCATGTCATTTCTTCCCGAAAAATTTAGTTGCAGATCGAACGCCGAAGCTGGCGCTTACGATTACGCCAAGCGTGTATTGATACCAGCTTGGCATAACATCCAACGCGGCAAAGCCTTGGGCTACGATAACACGGCCCCATTCCCCGAAGAATGCTAGAATTAAAGGCACTGAAAACAACACGGTAAGCCACTCGTCCTTCCAGCTATCACGTGAACCCTCCGCCATGACCTTTTCCCAATCGGCCTCAGAGGTGGCTTGTGACAGCATGATCTGGGCTTGAGCTTCAGCTTTCGCAACCTTTACTTTAGTTTCGGCGGCCTTCTGCTCCATCTTACCATTCACGATGCTCCCGACGATATTTGTAATTGGACCTAGTAAAGTTTGAAACATTATTTAGACTCCTTACCCATCCATATGCCGAAACTTCCTGTGAAAGCCCCAGTTACGACTGATATTAGACCCGCTTGAGATACCGAAAGGTCAGGTTGTGATAACGCCCACTCCAAGCAACGGATATACATAATGGTTGTTACAAGCATCATAAGTCTGGGCAATACTTTCCATTCGTCTAGTTTAGTTGCCATCATTCTTCCTCCAAGCAAAATCCACAAAAATCACCACGCGACGGACCGCCGCAGCTAACACACTTCGACAAGCCGTCACCATTTCCCCCTCTTTTTTCCGAGGTAATAAAATGCAATGCCGACGATAGTAAGGCCAGATAGCACCACCAAAATACCCAAAGTCCACTCCAGAATAGTCTGCTGAATTTCCGCTTTGCGATACATCGTCTTTTGACGATCCTTACGAACTTTTCCCTCGATTTGCAGCAGCTCGTCCCAAGCACTTTGACCATAAGAAAATTGAATGTATTGTTTGATTTCATTTCGCATTGCCTCCGCTTGCTTTTTTTTAGCAAATATTTCCATAGCACTTGGGCCAGTGCCGCCAAATAGTACAACGTACCACGGCGGGTTTTCACTGCGCTTGTAGGCAAAATTAATATCAGAGATAGCGCCAGCGAATTTGGACAAGTCGTTCGATATGCCTCCGATGTCCTTGCCGAGCTGGATACCTTTCTTAATTGCAGCAACGGCGGTCTGTGCAGTAGCAAATGCTGTGAATGGATCGATCATGCAAACACAATCCTTACTGGACAGTTGTAGTTGGGAGCTACACGGTATATTTTGTCATACCAGCTTCCGTTATTTTTGCCCTGGCAATCGTAATAGCAATATTTTGCCAATTGGTTTGTTCCGTCAATCCAAGCGTGGCCCCACCCGACAAATACCAGCACACACAACATTTTACCTCTCCATTAGTCGGTCGATCTTTTCCTCAAGCCTGTCAAATTTGCTCATTATCTGAGAAAGAACCTGATTACTGTCGGCCTTGCTAACATAGTCTTTGGCCAGTTCTTCACGGGTTCTATTAAGTAGGATACGGACGCGATCAAGCTCCTCTTTCTGTGTTTTAATCCACCAGCCAAGGCCGCTAATTACCACGGCGAAAAGTATATTCAAGATTGCGTCCATTTCCATTTTAGTAACTACCTTCCCAAACGCGGAACTTGGAAAAGTCTCCAGACATCATCTTGCGCTTGACAACTTCCTTGGCCGCTTCCGTATCAGACCATGATACACCGGCTTCCTTTAGCCATGTGGCAAGTACAGGGCCTTCCAAAAATCCGACGAGACGGTTTTCGCCAGACATACCTACGCCAGCGGCTTTGGCTATTTCCGCGTCCTTCATAGCTTGGCTAACATCGTGGCGCTGCTTGATGACCATGTTGTCATGCTCAAAGCTAACTGTTTCTGAAATTTTGGCCATGTCTTATGCGGCCTTGGCGCGCTTAGTGGGTGCGGGTGCGGGAGCTGGCTTAACGTCACCAAGAACTTTAAGTGCATCTGGACGGACGCGCTGAAGGGTTTCAACCTCTGCGTCGGGCAGCTCTGCTATGTCATCTTTGACTAGCTTTCCAAGAGACGTGTGTATCTTGAAGCCTACAACTAAAACTTTTTTCATGTCATTTCTCCAATTGAGTTAAAGGGGCGACAAAGCCGCCCCTTCACTTAGCATATTACGAAGTTGTGTTGTCGTAAATTGCGCCGTTTGCTTTTTCATTCTTAGAGCAGAGAGCGAGTTCTGTGGTGACCTGTCGGGTAGTATTGTCGCCATTTTTGGCAAGTGCAACGTTCTTGGTTCCACGCAATACTGCGCATTCCCACATGTTGTCCTGCAAAATAAAGACGTCTTGGCTGCGGTTTTCCCGTGAAGGTTGGAATTGAACCGTACCCCAAGGTGTCACATATACGGCAAGTGACTTAACAACAGTTTCATCGCCAGCTTGTACTGCTGAGCGCTGGTTGTTGTTACCAGTGAAGCCCAAAGCTACATTCATTTGGAATGCTGACAGATAAACCGTATCTGGCTTGCCGCCCTCTTCCCAGATTGACTGCATAACGTCGTCAAACTTAGTCTGCGAGAATGCAGTTGGTGTGCCGTCGTCTGTACGAGAGTTGGAACCGTCGCCAGTTGGGTTTGCGCCGCCGTTACCGTTTTGGAAGTTTACGTTAGTAATCAACCATGATGGTACGCCGCCAGTTTTGCGGGCGAGGACATTGCTTCCGCCTACGTTGCCCTGATTGGCAAACAGAGCTTTTTCGATGTCCAATTTTTGCTCTTTAGCGATAAGCAAAGTTTGGTATGCCAGTTCTTTGGCACGGCCTGCATTGTCAACGGCTTCATCCGTATCGGACACGACCACAGCATTTTTGAAAATCTGTGTGCGTGCGCCAAGGCGAACAGTTGGAGTCACAGCATCGGCGGATGTTGAGTCGCCTTCGATGTGAGCATTTACGGCTGAACCGCGCAATGCTTGTGTTTGCCACTCAACAAGAGTGTTCTTTGCTTTTGTCTTGCTCGACTTGGAGTAAAACGGTGTAGCGCTAGGATCCACATTGTAGATCATGTCGCTTAAATCCTCTCTGATACCTACAGAATCGTAAGTGTCAAATAAGTTTGCCGGTTGGGCCATTGTCTAGTCCTTTCAAAGACTTACTGTTTAAACATCAGGCTTAATGCGTCTGCATCTGAGCCTGTTTTCTGCAAGCGCGTTTGCGCTTTTCTACGAGTGTCAGCGTTGCTGTCAGGTCGCTTTCTTGCGCCAGCTTTTACCACAGGTCGAGCTTTTTCACCCTTGGACTGTGCTGATTTGCGCTTTGATACCAGCTCACGATATTTACGGGCGTCGTTCAACGCGCGCACATATCTAGCATCGGTTACATTCTGCATCTCTTCAGGCGTAAACCCGTAAGAAACACCGGTATCAACCAATGCGTTTTTAATAGCTTCACCTTTTTTAGGGTCAGCTATTTCAGGAATGAACTGCGTCAACACTTGTGCTTGCTCTTGAAGGTAGGTCTGATGAGCCTCTTGCTGAGCTTGCGCGCGTTGATTTTGAACATTCTGAAGTTGGTACATATTCTGGTCGAATTGTGCCTTATTCTCGTCATACTTGAGCTTTTCTTCCATGTACCCGATTGGGTCACTTTCGAATAGCTCCCGTGTTGGAGGAATTGGGGCTTGCAAACCACCGTTCTGCGCTTGCTGGTGCAACTGCACGACTTGTTGCTGTTGCTGTTGCA